TTATTTTAAAAAAGTATTTTTTTCTATATCAAAAATCCAGTTTGCATTTACTTTAAAAACTTTGCAAACATTTTGAATATGTACTGGAGTAAAATGTGCAACTCCTTTTTTTATTCGTGTTAGGTTTTGTCTTTTGAGTTCTATCGATTCACAAAACTTCATCTCAGATTTAATAATCTCAAGCTCTTTTAATTTTTCAATCAAGAATAATATTTTAGCATCGATATTTTCCATTACTTGAAACCGTAAATGGTATTTTTATCTGTTAAAAAATAAGTTTCATTAAACGTAGTGTCTTTATCTACGATATAAGAATGAACTCTATAATACTCTTTAGTTTTTATTTTATCATAACTTAATGATAATGAATCTATTTTTTGCATTATTCTTGTCGCTCCATCAAAATCTTGAACCTCAGTTAAATTCTCATGCTCTTTTGAGAATTTATCAAACATAGATTTATAAGCATCTTTTCCCGCAATTTTCACTACATCAAAATTCATTTTACTTAATTCATCTTTAGTAACGTTTCTTTTTAATAAAGCCGACTTTACAACGGAAACTTGTTCGTTGTTAGATGAGCAAGAAAACAAAACAATAGCGGATAACCCTAATAATACTTTTTTCATAATTACATCATTTCTTTTTTAATAACCCCTTTTATTGAATAAAAACTTTTAATTAAACTCAAATGAAATTCTTTTGGTTTATAGAATTCATTTACGCTCACTAGCAATAAATGCTCTTTATCTGTTCCAGGTTGCACAATTTTGATATAAGTATCTCCATTAGTAAGTACAACTACATAAGGATAGCCATAGTTTAAATACTGAACCTCTATAGGCTTTACCCCTATTACTTCACCAGCATTGAATTTTGGATACATTGAATCCCCAAAAACGTTTATAAACACAATGTCTTTTTCCCAACCTGGAATAGTTACTGGTATTTTATTTAGTTCATCGTTTTGCATTTCATTCTCTAGCCCAGCTGCAGCAGATACATTAGGTAAATAATATCCCGTCACATTTGTTTCATTAGTTACTTTAGTTTCAGAAAGTTTTGTATCGCTTTTTTTTGCTAAATCATACACATATATAAACTTATCTAAAAAAGCATTACTCGGCGCTCTATTCCCTTTTAGTATCTCACTAACACTCCCTTTACTGAATCCTGTGGCGCTTGAAATCTCAGCAACAGGAAATTTAAAAGTTAAATTTTTCATTAACTCATTAAACTTTTTCAGGTTATCATCTTTGTTTATCTCTATCATACGAATTAGTTATTTGAAAAAATTTAAAAAAAGTTCACAAAAAGTTTTGTGGTTTCAAAAAGTTTCGTAAATTTGTTTTGTCAATATGAAATAACAAATATATCTAAAATTATGAAAACACTTAACACATTATTCAGTAAAGTTTATTTCGGAGCTAAAAAAGTTTTAGGAATAAAAAAAACAGAAGCAGAAATGACTATCGATGAATATATCGAATCAGTACAAAATCGCAAACAACAATTATCTAATATCAGATATACAGTTTACACAAGAAATGTAAATAGATATAAAAACAACGATTTAGAAGAGTCAGGAGCTTTAGTTTTAGCGTAACATGAATGCTTTAGTAATCGAAAAGAATATACCGATTCCTACAAGAATAAGAGGCTCGGTTTATCCATTTAAAGAAATGGAAATAGGAGATAGTTTTTTAGCAAGCTTTAATGAAAAAGATAATGTCTATAAGCAAAAACAGAAAATTTATTTAGCGATTTGGAGATTTAGTAAAAACAATCCTGATAAAAAATTTGTAACACAATCATTAAAACAAGCTTTAAGAGTTTGGAGAATAAAATAGCCCCAGTTTTCATAGTAAAACATATTGACACGGTGGTTAGGGGCTACCACCTGTCAGTATAAAAACAAAATATCATGAACGTTAAAGAAGCAGTATTCGAGGTATTAAGAACCGATTATGAGTTACGTAAAAAAATATGTGATGAATTAGGTTTAAGAGAAACAAGTGTCGCATCGTGGTCGTATCGAAAACAACATGCGAAAGTTGGGTTCTACAAAGTAGCTCAAATAATCAAAGAACATACTGGACTTACAGATGAAGAATTCTTTGAACCAGTAGCATACAAATCAGTTTCAAATAATTAAAATGAAAGCGAAAAAACAAGTTTTATTTAGTATTGAATTGCAAGGCGATGAGGTAAATACTTTCAAAGAAACTCTTATGAAAATTATAAGTGTTGAATCGAATGTATCTCCCAATGTTATTAAAATTTTAAACGAAAATGAAACTCAGTTATTAAGCGAAATCTATAAAGAAATTAAAGATGAATAAAATGCAAAAAATAATGTTCTACAAAAAACAAGAACAAACAGCAAAAGATTTACAAGAAATTTCTATGCAGAACTATAATCTAGCTACACGTCTCGAAAGTGAAGCAAAGCGCGCTCTGGAATTGTTGGGGAATAAACCAGAGCGCACCCGAAAGGGTAATGTGTTATCAACGGAATTACAAACAAAGCTTAGAGCTGGCTTAACAAAATAAAAAAAACCGCTCTGGAAAGCGGTTTAACAATCAAAGTTTTAATCACGAGTAATAATTAAAAACCTTTAGAATGACAAAGATAAATAAAATTTTCAAAATAGCTGTTTGGTATAGATATGTAGTATTTGGTGAACAAGAGAAAGATTACGACATGCATGAAGTAGAAGCTTTAAGCTTAAAAGAAGCACTAAAAAAATCATTAGAGCTTTATCCTTCAAGAAGCAAAATACCTTTTTCACTTGAATGCGGTATCCTAACTTTTAAACCATCACAGCTATGAGTAAAACGAAACTTATGCAAAGTCTTAAAAACACTTTTTTAAGCAATGAGAAATCTCTTGAGATTTTAGGCAAAATTATACGTAAGGAATTTGACGCTACAGATAATGAAACCAAAGCTTTTGAGCTACTTCAATTAGCGTACAAGTATCAAATTCCACAGCTTGGTGAGATGTTAGATGATTATTCCTTAACAGATTTTAAATGGTTTTAATATGGTAGAGTTAATCAATGGAAGATGGCTCTTTAATAAAAGAACATTTCACGAACTAAATGCAGTAGATAAAAGAATGTTTGCAATTCTCATAAAAGTTGAAATGATAATTGCACAAGTAAAATAAAACAATCAAAGTAATTAATAATAATCAAATTTTAAAATCATGAGTTTAATTAAAAAAGCCAACGAGCTTACAATTCAAAACAAAATCAAAGCATTAATCTATGGTCAACCAGGTATGGGTAAAACTACCATAGCGTTATCGGCTCCAAAGCCTTTATTGTTTGATTTTGACAATGGTGTACATCGTGTAAACTTCGCACACCTTGACGGAGTAGATACGGTACAAATTTCAAGCTATCAAGATTTTTCTGATGTACTGGAAACTGAAGATTTATCAGCATATGAAACACTTGTAATTGATACTGGAGGAAAGTGTTTAGATTTTATGAGTGAATTCATAATCAAAAACAATCCTAAGATGGGACGTGGTAACGGAGCTTTGACACTTCAAGGTTACGGAGAAAGAAAAGGATTGTTTTCTGCATTAGTAAAGAAAATATCTATCATGGGTAAACACGTTATTTTCGTAGCTCACAGAGATACTAAAACTGAAGGTGATGATACTCGTTATGTGCCGCAATTTGGTGGTAGCTCTTACGATAGTTTAGTAACTGAACTTGATTTAGTAGGTTACATGGAAGCAAACGGACGTGAGAGAACAATTACGTTTGATCCTACAAGTAGAAACGATGGTAAAAACACTTGTAATCTTCCATCGATTATGAAAATACCAGTTATCGTTGATGAAAATGGAAATCCTACAGCACCTAACAACTTTTTTACTGAGCATGTAATTAAATCTTATGCTAAAAGATTAGAAGCTCGTAAAGAGTTAGGTGAAAAATACAATGCACTAATCGAAGAATTGAAATATGAGATTGTGTTGATTCACGATGCGGATTCTGCTAATGACTTTGTAAGTAGAATTGATGCCTTTGAGCATATTGGAAACTCAAAAGCTGTAGCTGGTCAATTATTAGCTACTCAAACTAAAACTATTGGACTAGTTTACAATAAAGAGGCTAAAAATTATGAAGCTTCAGCACAAACAACATCTAAACCATCATTAGTATAATGGAAGTAACAAATGCATTAGTTCTAACTGCAGATACATTAGAACTTAAAATCGGGAAAAAAGAATTAGGAGCATTAACAACTAACGCCTTAGAAATTAAGACTAAGGTTGAGGAAATACTTCCAAGATACGATGTTGCTAATTACAACGAAAGTAACATCGATAGTGCTAAAAAAGACAAAGCTTTACTTAATTCAAGTGCAAAAGCTTTAAATGATAAGCGTATTGAAATTGAAAAAGAGTGGATGGTGCCATTCACAGAATTTAAGGATATCATTTCTGATACTTGTAAACTTATTAAATCTGCTACAGATAAGATTGATACAGTTGTAAAGGATTCTGAAGCTAAAGCTAAAGATGCTAAAAAACAGGAAATCAATATTTACTGGTCTAGTAAAAACTTTGGTCTTGTTTGTTTAGATAGAGTATTTGACGAGAAGTGGTTGAACAAAACTTCTAAAATGAAAGACATCAAATTTGAAATTGATACTACAATCAATAAAATCAATGATGATATCAAAACATTGGAAGCTATTGAAGGAGATACAGAAACTTTAAAAGCGATGTATTTAGAAAACTTGGATATCAATAAAACTATTCAATACGCAAATACACTAAAGCAAAACAAAGAAAAACTTACCACTTCTTTTAATGGACATGGTGGGGTTTCTACAGCCAAAACAGAAGTTCCTGCAGATGAAAATCCTTTCGCTCCTGTAAGTACAGAAGTTAGTACAGAAGCTCCAGCAAGTACAGAACCTCCTATTCTACTTGTCAGAACTATGAAAGTTACTGCGACTTACGACCAGTTGGTTGCTTTGGGGGACTTTATGAATGAAAATAATATCACATTTGAAAAAATCGAAAATGAGTAATTATAGATTTTCTCCATCACTACTTGACAAATTCGAGGGCTATATCAATAGCTCTCGAATATACAACGAGTACTGGGGATTCTCAGAAGACCCAGCAAAGTCAGAAGCAGAATTTGAGCAAGAACAATTTCAAGGATTAATCGATATGATTAATCGAGTTCCATTTGAAAGTGAAGCGGCCGACAAAGGAACTGCTTTTAACGAAGTGGTAGATTGTATAATCGAGAATAGAACTTCTGAAACAATGACAATCAAAAGTTATCCTGAAACAAATACTATTGCGGTTGGGTTTAAAGAACATCTTTTCAATTTTCCGCTTGATATATGTATTGAATTTGGAAAATATTTAAAAGGCGCTCTTACTCAACAATGGACAGATGGTGTACTTGAAACTTCTAAAGGAACTGTAAAACTGATTGGATGTATTGACCAGTTGCTACCTTTTAAAATTTGTGATACTAAAACACTAGGCAAGTATTCAGTGTTCAAATTTAGAAACAACTGGCAACACATTGTATATCCTTTCTGCTTACATCAAAACGGAGTTCATATAAATGACTTTGAATATGTAATTACAGATTTCAAAAGTAACTGGACTGAGTTGTATGTGTATAATGAAGTTAAGGATGTGCCAAAACTGAGAGAGCATTGTGAAAGATTTATCGAGTTTATAGAACTACATCGCGATAAAATCACAGACGAAAGAATATTTGGAGTAGTAAAATAATATTAACCAACGGCTGGACTTTCAATGATATAAAACAACATCATAAAATTTGGGACCGAAACATCCAGCCGTTTAAAAAATAATCAAGTGCCGAAAAATAAAACAAAAAAGAAACCTCTGCATGTAAGTTACAATAAAAAAAGCTTTTTAGCTCCTGACAGTATTTTATCAATGGCGGCAATCCATACAAAGATTAAACCTGATGGTGAAGCTTCGATAAGGATTTCAGACTGTAATCGTTCAATTAAAATTTGGAACGATTTGAATGATAAAAAGCAATGCAGAGAAATGATTACAAAAATTGAATCATTAATCACAGGTTTAACAGAGTTTAAAAAAGAAGTAGAAATCAAAATCCAATAATAAAAATGGAAAATTTTAAAGAACAAAAAGAAGAGATTATTAAAAGAGCTAAAGCTTCTGATGCATGTCAAACTGAATTCAAAAAAGCAGTGTCTTCAGAAAATGTAAACGAACTAATTGTAGTTGTAAAAGATAATTTAAGATGGTGTATAAATAACGGAATGCTTGATGCAAAATCCTTAGAAGATATTTTCGGATTAGAATTACTGAAAGAAAACCACATCTATACTCAGGGAGTTAATGAGGTTAGCGTGACCGAAGGGAACGCGTATATCGTAACGTTGGGTAGCTCAAGTGCTAATGTGGAAACGTTGGGTAGCTCAAGTGCTAATGTGGAAACGTGGGGTAGCTCAAGTGCTAATGTGAAAACGTGGGGTAGCTCAAGTGCTAATGTGGAAACGTTGGATAGCTCAAGTGCTAATGTGGAAACGTGGGGTAGCTCAAGTGCTAATGTGGAAACGTTGGGTAGCTCAAGTGCTAATGTGAAAACGTTGGATAGCTCAAGTGCTAATGTGAAAACGTTGGATAGCTCAAGTGCTAATGTGGAAACGTGGGGTAGCTCAAGTGCTAATGTGGAAACGTTGGGTAGCTCAAGTGCTAATGTGAAAACGTTGGATAGCTCAAGTGCTAATGTGGAAACGTGGGGTAGCTCAAGTGCTAATGTGGAAACGTGGGGTAGCTCAAGTGCTAATGTGGAAACGTGGGGTAGCTCAAGTGCTAATGTGGAAACGTGGGGTAGCTCAAGTGCTAATGTGGAAACGTGGGGTAGCTCAAGTGCTAATGTGAAAACGTGGGGTAGCTCAAGTGCTAATGTGAAAACGTTGGGTAGCTCAAGTAAGCTAGAAACAAAAGTAGAAGGATCGAATTCTTTCATTCGAAATCACAACACAAGAACAATTTCAGTAAAGAAAGACAATTTTACAATTGAAATAATCGATTAGTTATGCCAAAATTTGAAAAAACACAAGAAGTAAAACTTTTCCAAGATGAAACAAACATCGGAACTCAAGAAGTTTATTTGGATACAGAAGACCCTTGCGAGGTATGGATGACTGTAACTCATGATGGAAATGAAATATCATTGAGTGCAAGAAATTGGAAAAAATTAACAGGTATGGTTGATATAGTTTTCTTAGAAGCTGGGGTATGACAGAACTAATTACACCATTCAATGACATTGTAAAAGAGCTTCAAGAAATGCAGTCTAATATCGAAGTAGAGATTTCAGACAATATTGATGAAGCAGTTGAAAGAGGAAATGTTTTAGCGGTATATATCGCACGTTCCGGAAAGCTTTTAGCAGATGCAAAATACCACAAAGAAAAGAAGTTAAGAAGTGATGTGGTTTCTGAGATAAAGCAGATTGTAAAACTTCCACCAAGTGTAGCTGTGAAGTTTGTTGACACATTAGTAGAGAAAGAAAATTACTTAATGACTTGGGCAGATAGATTGAACAGAACTTGTACTCATCAACTGGAATGGTGCAGAACATTAGTAAGTAAAGCAAAAGCTGAAATGTCTGCATTTAAACAATAGATATGAGTAGCAGTAAAAAGTATCGGAAAATGTGTGGTGAGTTAGATTCCAAAGGTGTAGTTATCTATATCAATAGAATAGGAAGAAGAAAGCAAATTACTTACGAATTCATTGTTAACTCCGAAATTAAAAAAGTCTACAGGCAACGGAGTAGTTGCAACAGACAAATAGTAAAAATGTACAATTAAATTAATAATCATGAGTAAATCAAATTTTAAATTAATTCCAGTTGGAGAAATAAAAGTATCTCTGACTAATCCTCGAAAGCATTTTGATGATAGCACTTTGGCTGAATTATCAGAAAGCATAAAAGAGCATGGCGTGTTACAGCCAATCCTTGTGAGACCTATTCCGCCATTAGACACAAGTAAAGTAAAGTATGAGTTAGTGTGTGGTGAGCGTAGATTCAGAGCTTCAAAATTAGCAGGGTTAACAGAGATTCCTGCAATGGTAAAAGAACTTACACACATTGAAGCATTCGAAGCTCAGATACTTGAGAACCTACAAAGAGAAGATGTATCTCCTTTGGATGAAGCGAGAGCTTTCAGTTCATTGATGCAAAAAGAGACCATCGACTGGCTTGCATCTAAAATCAATAAATCAAAAAAATATGTTTTAGACAGGATTAAACTACTTGATTTGTGTGATTATGCAATGGAAGCTTTAGAAGTTGGAGTGTTACCATTAGGACATGCTGTTTTATTATCAAAAATTGATAAACAAAAACAAGAGAGTATTCTTAAAAAAGATTTCTTTTATGGAGGTGTGAAAGATTTGGAAACAAATAAATGGAAAGATTTATCACAATGCCACTGCACCAAAACTCACGCTCAATTAAAACAGATTATTCAGTCAGAAGTGATGCTGTCTTTTGACAGAGTGAACTTTGATTTGAACGATGCTGAATTATTACCTAAAGCTGGAGCTTGTCAAACATGTCCTAAACGTACTATCAATGAAAATATTCTGTTTGGAGATATTACTGAAAATGATATGTGTACTGATAGCTTTTGTTTTAAAGAAAAAATAAAAGCTCAAGTTACCTTAAATGCAGTTAATGCAGTTAAAGAATTAGGTTGTCCTGTTGCAATGGTTGAGAAAGACCAATGGAGTAGCCACACTGCAAGAGTTAAAAGAGATAATGGTAAAATTGAATCGGTACGTTTTAATAATGAAAAAACAGAACAATTCACAGAACCAGCTATCATTGAAAAGACTGATGCTTACAGTCAAAAAGATTTAGGGAAACTTATTTGGTTGGAGAAAATTGAAGAGAAAGAAGAAACTCAGGAATCAAAACCAAGTACAGGAAGTTATCAATTACGAAGAGCTATCGAAATTGATGAGGTAATTATACCAAGAGTAGAATTGATTTTCAGTAAAATATTAAAAGACAAAATTGATACATCTGAAGCTGTAAAACATTTTATCCACGAAATGCTTCAAAATATCACTTGTGTTAATGCTGTAGTGATTGCAAAGCTTCTTTATTTAGATATTCAAGAAATCAAAGAAATAACACTTGAAGGCTCAAGTATTAGAGATTTCACAGAAAACATAACCTATGCAGAAAGAGAGCAATTACTAGGCAATATAGCAAATGTTATTGTGAATGAATACCCAATCCCATTTTGTTTAAATCTAATAGCTATTGATAATATTATTATTGATGATTTTGATTCTGATTCAGGCAGAGAAACAGATAGAGAGCCTTGGGAATTCACGATTGATAAATACTACGAAGCTTTAGGATTAAACCAAGCCAAAGATGTAGATGTGATTGATGCTGTAATAGAATCAGAAGAAGTTCCTGCAGATACTCCAGCCAAAAGAATCAAAGACAAAGCCAAAGAAATAGCTTCTAAAAAGTAATTAATTAAATTCTATATAAATTATGAACATTGTTATTAAAAAAGCCGCAATTCGAAATTCAATTTTCCTTACGTATGAATTCGACCAGCATGATGCTGATGTAAAAAATGGAATCAAAACCTCATCAGATGCACCAATTCATGATGATTTAAAAGCTGCATTCAGAGCGCTTATCCCTCACTTTGCTTTTATCTGTGAAGAAATTACAAACGAGGACCTGGTACAGGATGCCATTGAAAGACCAGAGAGTTATCTTGAAGACAGAGAAAATTCTGCAAGTTTAGACTTCTTTAAATTCTATGTGAATGAATTCAGTATCATAGATAAGAAAGGTTTGAACTTCGTTACTATTTCAGGAAATAAACAATTGACTGATGGTGATGTAGTTTCTTTCTCTGCTCCTGCCATTGACTTAGATGGTGGTAATTACAAATTCATGTATGAATTAAAAGAAGCAGTAGAAGTCTTAAAACGTGAAGTTCTTGCATACATGCAAGGAAAACAAGCTCCTAAAGCACAGCTGGAAATGTTCGAAGGAGATGAAGAAAGCGGTGAAGCTTTTGGAGATGTAACTGACATACCAAAACAAACTAAGACTTCAAAAAAGAAAGCAGTTGAGTCTGTAGAATAACCCAAAACAATCAAAGAAAATTATGCAAATAATTGAACACCCAACTATGTTTCATGTCAAAATCGACTACAATCGATTTCGTGTAACTAATCAAAATATGCTCAAAGGAATTGGAGCTAATTTTGATTGGACTTCTAAGTCATGGGTTTTGCCTTTAACAAGAAGAGCAGAGCTTCAGGAAATACAAAAGAAGACTAAAGCGGAATGGGTGGTTATTGGAAATACATCTCCTCAAGAAATTGGGGAGATACCTCCAATGCCTGAGTTAGAATTTGAAATCGACATTGTAAATAGAGAAAATGGTTTTACTCCTAGACCATATCAATATCAAGGAGTCGCTAGAGGTTTAGAATTAAAACGTTTTATCAATGGTGATGAGCAAGGACTTGGTAAAACAATGCAATCGATAGCTACTATTTACACAGCAGATAAATACAATAATGAAATTGTATATCCTTGTTTAGTCATTTGCCCGGCTACTACTAAAATTAACTGGCAACGTGAATGGCAAATGTGGACCGGTAAAAAAGCTATGATTCTTGAAGATAAAATTAAAGACACCTGGCACCGATATCATGAAGTAGCTGGTGTGGATATTTTCATCGTAAACTACGAATCATTACGTAAGTACTTCGTTCATAAAATGCCAACAAAAAAAACATACAAGTCATCTGACATCGAAATGAATCCAAGAGTAAAACTATTCAATTCAGTTATCATTGATGAGATTCACAGATGTAAAGATAGAAATACCCAACAAACAAAAATAGCACTTCAAATCGCTTTAGGTAAACTATATCGAATTGGATTGACTGGAACCATGATCGTTAATAAACCAATCGATACATTACCTCAACTGGCTATTATCGGAAAGCTTGCTAATGAGAAAGTATTTCGTGAAAGATATTGTGAAGGTGGTAAAGGTGCAAGCAACCTAAAAGAACTAAACTACAAACTGAATCAACATTGTTTCTTCAGACGTGAGAAAAAAGATGTAGCAAAGGATTTGCCAGAGAAACAACGTCAAACGATTTTATGTGATATTACCAACAGAGCTGAGTACAACAAAGCAAAGAATGACTTTGTTAAATGGATGGAAGATAATGGTTGTGATAATGAGGAAATCGCAAGAAAGTTAAGAGGTGAAATCATGGTACGTATGGGAGTACTGAAACAAATTTCTGCAAAAGGTAAACTTAACGAAGTGAAGGAGTTTGTTCAGGAAGTAATGGATTCAGGAGAAAAACTAATCTTATTCCATAACCTACATGAAATTGGTGATGAGGTCCGTAGAATGTTTCCTGCTGCAGTAAGTGTGAATGGCCGAATGACTTCTGATGAAAAACAAAAAGCAATTGACAGATTTCAAAACGATCCTAATGTAAAATTGATTGTTTGCAACATCAAAGCTGCAGGTGTGGGTATTACTCTTACAGCTTCATCACGTGTAGGTTTTATCGAGTACCCTTGGACTTATGCTGATTGTGCTCAATGTGAGGACAGAGCGCACCGTATTGGTCAAAAAAACAATGTGATGTGTACTTACTTCCTTGGTCAAAACACTATCGATGAGGAAATGTATCAGATGATTCAGGATAAGCGCCATATTGGAAATACTATTACTGGAGCTACTGATGAAATGGATATGAGTTTTGTTGATAATGTGATTAATCTATTCAAGTAATGAATGCTTTAAAAGTGGTTATCTGTGATTCACTTCACGAAGAAAATACATACTTCATTTTTAGAAGTTCTGGAGTTGAAGTGAAAATACAGATAGTCGGTAAAACCACTTACACTACTCACAAATTAACCGAAATAGAAAAAGAGTATATAAATACTAATATAATAGGCAATAAGTAACATGGCAAGAGAACAAAGAAAAGATGTAGACTACTTTCCACATGATTGCACACATGGACGTAAAATGAATATCATTGAATCAAAGTACGGGAATGATGGTTATGCAACTTGGTTTAAGTTATTAGAGCAGCTAGGTAAAGCTAATAATCATTATATCGATATCTCTGATGATATGACATTAATGTTTCTTACTTCCACGTTCAAAATAAGTGAAGAAATGACTTTGAACATACTTTCTGATTTAGCAAAATTGAATGCTATTGATAAATTTCTTTATGAAGAGCATAAGATAATTTGGAGTGAGAAATTTGTGAACTCTATTGAGGATGCATATCGTAAAAGAAAGAATAAAATTTTCCAATACTCCGACGTATTAAACGAAAAAGGAATAAAAAACGACCAATACGGCGGAAGTTTGACACTCAAACCGACCAATACGGCGGAAGTTATCCCTAAAGAAAAGAAGAGTAAAGTAGAGGAAAGTAAAGAAGAGAAGATAAAAGAAGAAAATTTCGACAACACCAAAAATTTAGAACACTTAAATTCTCTTAAAGAATCACCTACTTGGATAGAAACAATTTCGATGCAACAAAAAACAACACCAGAAGTAATTCCAAAAAAGCTAGATGAATTTGAATTGTACCTAAGAACAATTTTTAAATCACATCAAAACAAAAAAGAATTTATAACGCATTTTGTTAACTGGTTACCTAAAAATTTACACAATGGAACAAGAAAAGATAATAGACAGTCCTCAGGAGCTTTCGAAACGAATCGATAATACAATCGGCATAAACAAATACAATCATCTTAAAAGTTTAAAGCCTGAATTACTCACTGAAGATCAGAAGGAACAAATGAAAGCTTTTGAAGAAAAAAGAAGTTTTACTCCAGAAGAGCAAATTTTAAAAAGCGCTGACTATTTTGAGAAAATATTTCAAGTAAAAGAAAAAACAGAAGTATCTCTCAATTCCAGAGAGCTTTGGATATTGTTTAAAAAACATTTCCAATTGATCCATGGTAAGCCATTCTTAAAAACTCCAGAAACAATTCAGAACTTGGAGCCAATTCTATACTATTTCGCAAAGGATGAAAGATTTTTCAAGTGTGCAAACTTAACCAGATTATCAGAACCAAGCTTTGATAAAGGACTTTTAATTATTGGAGCTTTTGGTAATGGTAAGACTTCAGTCATGAAAGCATTTGAATCTATGTTCAGAGGTGTTAAAGGAATTGGATTCAAAGGATATTCTGCTAACGAGGTGGTAACCATGTTTGAAAAGATTTCAAACGAAGACGGAGAATGCACACGTAAGGAATTTGAATCAATTATGTTCAATGGTGTTAGATACTTTGATGATTTGAAAACCGAGCGCATTGCTTCCAATTATGGCAAAGTAAATATTTTCAAAGACATTCTGGAGGAGCGTTACAATCGAAATGCTAAAACACACATTACTTGTAATTTCAAAGATGGATTCAATGGAAATATTGAAATCGGATTACAGGAGTTTGGTGAGAAGTACGGAGGTCGCGTTTACGATAGAGTTTTTGAGATGTACAATATCATTGAGTTTAAAGGTAAATCATTCAGGAAGTAGTATGGAACAAAATGCAAACATGAAATCTTACTATCGAAATCGAGTTAAACGATTAGAGCAAAAACGTGAGTATTACCAGCGGAACAAAAAGAAAATTATGGAAAGGCACAAAATCACTAGTAAGGATTTGTCTATTAGAAAAGTGAAAGAGCTACAACCTAAAACTAGAAAACTGGATGAGGTTCTTGATGTGTTAAGAAAAGATAAAACTCATTACTTGTGGAGTAAACCAGTAATTAGTTGGAGTAAAAAAGATTGGCAAGAATTTAATAAACTAGAACAATGGAAGGAAAATATTTAATAACAACGGATAATTGGTTCTTTGGTCCTGATGGATTTCAATACAGAGCAGTTTGGGGAGAAGTGAAAATTATTGAAGATTCGATTTTAGGAATCAAAACAAATGCACGAAGTTCTAATTGGTATGCAAAAGTAGGTACTGAAGAAAATCATGTTATTGTGGCTGGATGTCAGATACACTATGCAGTTAAAACTGAAACAAAACCAAAGCAAGTTCAAACAGAGATAAATGTTACTGATGAAGTTCCGAAAATAGAAAAAAGAGAAAACACAATTTATATAGCAGAATAAAACTATGAAAGCACTTTCAATAAAACAACCGTGGGCTTCACTGATAGCTCATGGAATCAAAGACATCGAAAACAGAACTTGGAGAACGAATTTTCGAGGTAGAATTTTTATTCATGCTTCGGCAAAACAAGCAGGGAGTTATGACGAATTATTAAATGATATTCAAAAAAATGATTTTAAAGTAATGTATGATAATATTACTTTAGGAAAACAGCATCATTTTTCCGCAATCATCGGAGAAGTTGACATAATCGATTGTGTAGTTAATCATCCGAGTATTTGGGCTGAACAAAGCATTGAAGTTCCAATACCAACTCCAGCTGATTATTCATGGGAAAAGTATTTGACAACCAACCAATACGAAAAAGATATTGCTAAATGGGAAAGGAATAAAGGAATCAAACCAATTTACAATTGGGTACTCGCTAATCCTGTTCTATACGATAAGCCAATCCTAAACGTAAAAGGAAAACTATCTTTTTGGGAATGGCATGGATGTGAACAAACTTGTGAAAGCTGTGAGAAAGATTTTGATATTGATAACATGCAACGTGATGGAGATGATAACTATTTCTGTAAACTATGCGCTGATGAACTTTTCCCAATCATGCAAGCAGAATATGAGGAAATGGTAGCTAAAGGAGAAATTGAACCAGATGATGATTAATTATGGCGTGGACAGAAAAAGACCTTGAGAAACTAAAATCTAAAGGATTGAAAGTTCAGGAACAAATCAAACCTAAAAAGAAAATCAAAATCAAAATCGAAAAGGTGTCAATCGAAAAACAAACAATTCAATTGATCCTGGAACAATTCAAAAATAAAAACCTCATCACTGATTTTGTTACCGAAATGAAATTCGATGATGTAAGAAGGTTTAGGTTTGATTGGGCTATACCAGATATGAAGCTCGCGATTGAATACGAAGGTATATTCTCTAAGAAATCAAGGCATACAACTGTAAGCGGATATTCCACTGATGTAGAGAAATACAATCTTGCTACTACTCAAGGCTGGAGTGTTCTACGTTATACTGCTGCTAACTATCTGAACTTTGAACAGGATTTGACAAAGCTAATTAAAACGTAATTATGAAATTAATAATAAAATTTACAGATACCTCAAATTCTTTTACTGCTGGTGTTGAATATGGACGGCTTTTAGAAAGATTTGAAAAAGGAATTGAAGTTATAGATAATAACGGCTTTCCTATTCATTTATCAAATAAAGATGTTATTATATTGACTTGCAATTATTTTGGTTATGCACCAATTTTTGGAGATAATTATTACAATGAGTGGATAGATTTTAAAGCAATTAAATTAAATAATTTAAATTAAATTGTTTACATCGTAATATATTATATTACATTTTTACTATATTTGTTATCACGAAAGTACAAAAGTTCTCAAACTTTAATGAAATCAAGAGCGCTCTTTATCTCTCTCATCGGTATGATGAGTATGACGGCATTCGCAACTACAAGCGAACCGGAGCAAAAACAAAACCCAGTATTCACAGACCAACCCATCGAGTTAGTGTATACTGTAAATGTAGAAAGCAATTTTGATTTTGTTGCAGTGGAAACACCAACAATCAAACAAGGGGTTTTTACCCAAGTTCTTTTGAAGTCAAGCATCCTTTACGAATTTGTAGCCATCATCACAGATGTGGGATGGCAAAGCAGGAAAGCAGTTTACAGTAATATTCCACATAAAGAAAAACTGCATACAGATTATGTAATCGATAAAAAACAAATTCTCAGTTATCTCGGTTTGATAAATAAGCGGTTTAGCTGTTAAAGAAAAATATATAAAAGCCATTCTAAATGGATGGCTTTTTTTAAAACGGAATAAAAGGGTTAAGTGATGCTAATAGCCGGGCTAGGACAAACTAGATGACTATAAGATTGTAACTTTTCAAGGTAGGTTCGATTCCTCCTATTCCACAACATATTAGTAAAATTGGGTATTTAGTTTTTTTGTTTCATTAAAGCGTATTCTAACGGATACGCTTTTTTGTTTATATTTGGTACAAACTTACCATAATGACTATTAAGCAAACCAGACAGGAACTAGAAAGCCTTTGCTCCTACCAAAACCCATATATGAAATACACATGTATTCCTAAAATACAATTCGCTATTTCAAGAATCAAAAACGAAAAAGATAAAACAACACTTTCTCAAATCATAACCCAGATTGAAGCTACTGATGATCCTTTCGACTTCAATAGAAAAATAAAATCAAATGCAGATTTAGTATTCATTCTAAAACTAATCAACGAAGCTATTTCTATCATAGAGCAATACGAATAAATCCTATTTCAATTCTTTCATTCAAACATTGCAAAAACAATTTGTAATATATCATATTACAAAAATCATTACATTTGTGTCTAATAACGTCAGACACAAATCTATGAGTACTCAATCAATCACTTCTCGAATTTTAAAAACTGCTTTGATAAAATGGGAGCAGTTAGAGTTTATCCAGCAAGAAAACTTCAAGGAATGGATACAAGAAGGCGACATAAAGCTAACTGAATCCATACTAAAATATCAATTTATTGACCCGTTTAAGGTATGGGAAAATGAAGGAAAGCTATTTTGTTTAGATGGAAAGCATCGTTTTTTAGATTTATTACGTGTCAGAGAATTAGGTTATGAGGTTCCTGATGAGTTACCAGCTACATTCGTTGAGTGTGAAAATAAGAAAGAAGCGGCCGAGTTGGTTTTGGTGTATTCATCTACTTATGCAAAAATCACACAGCAAGGTTTATTCGATTTCGTAAGCACATTCAATATCGATTTACCAGATGTAAAAGCAGTTATCAATATTCCTGAATTCTCAATGGAACGCTTTGAGCAAAAGTTTGATTTGTATGATACCAACAATGCTGAAGAGCCGCATGTGATTGTTACATCTGAGCCAATTGTAAAGACTGGTGACATATTCCAATTAAACGACCATCGTATCATATGTGGTTCTTTCACCAATCCTGATGATGTAAACGCATTGATGCAGGGAGAGCTTGCACGTATTATAAATTGCGACCCACCGTATAACTTACCTGCTAACTTCTTTACCAATAAAGATGAGAAGAGACATAAAGACTTTGCAATGGGAAGTGGTGAAATGTCAGATGAAGAGTTTGTACAGTTCCTTGCTTTAATCATGCAACGCTCGAAAGAGCATTCAGTGCCCGGAGCGATTCATTACATCTTTATGGATTTCAGACACAGCTGGCATATGACTGAAGCAGCACGTCGCATTTATGGTAATCCTCAACCAAAGCAAGTATGTGTATGGGAAAAGGATATGTTTGCAAATGGTAGTTTCTATCGTGCTCAACATGAGCTTTGTTTCATATTCTCAGATGAGAAAGCAAAATCACTTTGGCAGAAAGATATGTTAGATGAGGGCGGTGAGTTCTACAAAGATAATAACGAATGGTGTTTCATATTCAAGAATGGAGACAAGGCAAAGCATCTATCTCACTTAGAACTTAAGAACCGTATACGCTCAAACGTTTGGAAATATCCATCTGCAACCTCAATGGCAAATCCAGATAGATTTGAATTAAAGAACCACCCTACTCCAAAGCCAGTTGTTATGATCGCTGATTCTATTCTGGACACAACCAATGTAGGTGATATTGTAATTGATTGGTTCCTTGGTTCTGGTACTGCACTTATAGCTTGTGAGCATACCAAACGCAAAGGAAGGTTTACCGAGATTGAACCAATGTATGTGCAATCGGATATTATTCGATATATAAATTATTGCAAACGAAACGGAATTGATGTTAACTTTACCCACTTAAATGGAAGCTTAACCCTAAACGATTTCACTAATGAGTCCAAACTATCAAATGCTAATCGAGATGAGAAATAATATAATTGAATACCTAATGGAAGAAGTTGAGCGCAATAGAGCCGCACTTCAAACATATGATAATACTATTATTCAAGATAGCGATTCTGAATTAAGACGTATGAGAGAGATTGAAGCTATCAAGTTGAGAACTGAAATAAACAAAGGATTGCGAGATGTTGCAGTTATAAAGAAAATGTTTCCAAGTGAATCATGAGCAAAGAACAAAGATGCACGCAAATAGAAAAGGAAAAGCGAATTTTCACAATTCAATCTTGGATGCTCGAAGGTGTTCAGGATAGATTGATTATTAAGCAGTCTACTACTTTGTGGGATATCAGTGTAAGACAGGCAGAGCGTTATGTGAAGGAAGCATATGAGAACTGGAAGAAGATTGAAGGTGTGAATATTGACATGAAGCGCGAAATGGCAATAGCCAGATTAAAGCAAAAAGCACGTTCTTTAAAAAGTGAGTTCAAAGGAACCCCTGCAGGTTTGGCAGTTGAGATAGCAATCGAGAAAGAGATAAATAAACTAGAAGGTTTAGAACCTGATAAGAATATCAATATCAATACTGGTGTCAAGCCTATTGAATTTGTAATTATCAAAAAGAATGAGTAATGGACTATACAACTATTGAAGTATTACCACATCAAGCTGAATTCATAGAAAGCAAAGAAAGACATACTGGTTTGATTGCTGGATATGGTTCAGGTAAAACTTTGGCAGGTGTTTACAAAACGACAATTAAAAAATTACAATACCCGGGAATTCCAGTTGCATACTACTTACCTACTTACGGACTTATTGAAGATATTGCATATCCAAGATTTGAGGAAGTATTCACAGCAATTGGATTGAGTTATCAACTCAATAAATCAAAGCATGAGTTTATAACTCCATATGGTAAGTTTATTTTACGTTCATTGCAAAACCCTGAAAGAATTGTAGGTTATGAGGTAGGTTATAGTTTGATTGATGAAGCTGATATTTTGGAGACTGAAAAAATGACAAACGTGTTTAAGAAGATACTTGCACGTAATCGTAAGAAGTTACCCAATGAAGATATGAATTGTTTGGATATTGTTTCTACTCCTGAAGGTTTTAAGTGGGCGTATAAGTTCTTTGTTAGAGAGAAAAAGCCAGGAAGAAAAATAGTTAAAGGTAAAACTTCTGATAATCCATTCTTACCTGATGATTACATCGAATCGCTAAAAGAAACATATTCGGAGAATGAGCTGCTTGCTTATCTAGGTGGTGAGTTTGTGAATCTGAATACAGGTAATGTGTATCATAAATTCGACAGAACTAGAAATCACAGCGAGCGAGTTCAAAAGCTTTCAGATGTATTACATATCGGTATGGATTTTAACGTTGAGAAAATGCACGCAGTTGTACATGTAACCGATTTCGGTAAGCTTACTGCAGTAGATGAATTTGTGAATGCCTACGATACAGCTGATATGATTTCGTTAATCAAAGAAAGATATCCAAATAGAAGAATAGTTATTTATCCTGATGCGTCTGGTGACAATAGAAAGACATCTAGTTCTGACACAGATATATTACTTTTGAAGAAAGCAGGATTTAAGATTGAAGTTGATGATTCTAATCCATCTGTAAGAGATAGGATAACAACTCTTAACGCTGGTTTTTTGGATGGCAACGGTAATATATCATATTACGTTAATATTCACACCTGCCCTACTTATACAGAAGGACTAGAGAAAATAGCATATAAAAAAGGAGCCCCTGACAAAGAAAGTGGATTTGACCACGTTACAGAAGCTGGAGGATATTGTGCATATAAAATATTGAAATTAAAAAAATCAAAAACGTTTAAAGTTAGAAATCATGATTAACCTTAAAGTAAAAAAATTATTTAGTTTACCTGCTGAAAGATTCAACGAGTACTACAATGTGCTGCATCATCTATATCCAAAACCTCTTAAGAAATATCAAAAGGTTCAATCATTAACAGAGCTTACTTTCGGTGAAGTTGCTACTATTAAAATGGATATTCAAAAACCAAGTATTGAAAATCTGTTAAGTATCTATAAAGTGATATTTGGGATTGAGGACAAAGATTTCTATTCATTAGATGCTGTGAGCTTCTTTCATTCTTTGAATTGGATAAATGAGCAAATCAAAGGAATCATTGATCGCGAACAAAAAAGCCTAGCATCTGAACCTGATTCAAAATTAAAAGAAGCTGGTATAGAACAAATGAGTGTATTTGGTGAAATGAATACACTTATCGCAATTGGTGAGAAGTTTGGAAAGACACCTCAAGAAGTTGAGAACTGGAATTACAATCTAGTGTTTACACTTATGCTTCATCAAAAGAAATCCTACGAGATAAACAAGAAATACCAAGAAATCATAACACCTAAAAAACCATGACAGATATAGTTGACATCTTGAGAGAAATTACTGAGACAGATTTGTCTTGGAAGTTTACCTATGGCAGAAGTGACTTTCAAAATTTAATGGAAGCAGATAGTGAAAATGACACATCCACTTTCTTCTTTCTTGACCCAGTCAGTCGAGACCCTTTATTTTCTCCTACAGGCGGTTCATTAGGACAAACTGATTTCGAAGGTACATTTATGATTCTTTCAAAATCAGAATTAGATGAGACATATGATAATCAAAAAGAAACCGATCCTTCACTTGGTAAATATAAAAAGAATATCAAACCAAAGATAGAATCGTTATTGAGCAATTTTAAAAGTAAGTTGTTTTGTAATAACATTCAGATTTTGAGAATGAAATCAACTGATGTGATAAATATATTTGATGATAATTTCGACGGCATACTCGTGAGCTTTAAATTCAAAATGTTTGAGTAATGACTACTGCAGAAGTTTTAGAAATAGAGTTTGAAAGTATCAAAGTTGATTTGATAAAAAAATATGATGAACTCAATCTGAGAGCATCAGGTGACTGGGCTAATTCGTTAGAGAGCGTTATTAATGAAAAAGACCACATTACTAATATCAAGCTTTATGGAAATAATTATACTGAGCAATTAATTAAAGGTAGAGAGCCGGGCAAGTTCCCACCTATTAAATCAATTGAAAAGTGGATTTATGATAAAGGCATCAGAGCAATAGGAAAAGAAATTAGTATCAGTTCACTTGCTTTTCTTATCGCTAGAAAAATAGCGAATGAAGGAACTAAGATATATCAAAAAGGAGGTACTGATTTAGTTTCATCAGTGATTACACCTCAAAGAATTCAGAGCATAATCAATCGAGTGTCCGAAATAAATTTAGATGTAATAGTTAAAGGAATTACTCAACAATTAAAAGAAGTAGCATAATGGCAATAGTATTTATAAATGACATAGAAACAAATAAACTGTTGAATGCTTTCAACAACAACGTAGTTATATTTTACCAAAATGATTTAGTACGCGTAGCGTTAAAAGCTGAGATATTAATCGGAGGTACAACACTTACTCTTTATCCTGATCCTGATGGTGTATTCACATACAACTTCAAACAAATAATCACATCTTTAATTAATCAAAGTAATTACTCGGATGATTTAATTATAGACGTTGATAATTCTTTGATTTATAATCATGAAACAAACTCTTATAAAAACTACAATATATCATTTAAAATATTTCTTGATGATGATACAAATATTACTATAACAAGAGATACTAATTGGATGGCTTCATATACTCAATTATTAGAATACAAAAGAACAAACATAAGTAATCTTAATATTTCACAAACAATAGCTCTGATACCTCAATTAGATATAAATACAAATAAATCATATTTAAAATACTGGTCCGGATTCCCTTTTGACATTCCAATTTATTGTGGAAACACAGATAGTATTGAGATTAAAAATTTAGATAATGATGAATTAATAGGTTTTGGTGATCCAGAAAAGATAGTAAGAGCGATTATATCAAATGGTAATCCATCTGAACAATCAATAGATAATACTTTAATAATTGGATATGGGACTACTATTATTGAAGTATCTACAGAATCAACATCACATACTATTGAATTAGAAAAAATACAACCTGATTGTTCAGATGTATATTATTTTAAATTCTTAAACCGGTATAGTAAATGGAGCTATTGGCTATTTAAAAGAGGAAAAACTAATCGAACAACAAAATCATTAGGATTTATAAATAATGATAATAATAATATTGAAGACACCATAAGTCCTTATGTATTCACAGGAAAGGAATCAGATGATGTAATATCATTAACCTATGATATTACAACTCCTGAAGAAAGAGAAATCCTTGAGGACTTATTTGAAACAAACAAAACTTACTTGTATATAGGAACACCCGGAACATCTAGTTTTAATGATTTCGTTGAAGTGAATATCAAAGCTGGTTCTTTGAAAATAAAAGCAGCTAAACGCGATGCATTGAAAATCGACTTACAAGTTGAATTACCAGAACGAACAACACGAAGATTATGAGACTAATTATAAACGGATATACGTTTGAGTTAGATAATAAATCAAAAATATCTCAAACTAAGCAAGTGAATGATTTACTTGATTTATCTGATAGACAGACAAATTATACGAATGCTTTTGGTTTACCAAAAACACCTGGCAATATCAAAAAAATGAAAATGCTTGGAGTTGTTGGTAATGATTCTAATGTTCCATATCAAAGAAATGAAACCTTTCTATTTGGGAATACGGGTGAATGTTTTGTATACAAAGGATGGTGTGTTATCAACGAGACAAATGATGTTTATAAAATTGCTGTGTATGATGGATTTATTGATTTTCACAAAGCAATTGAAAACACTTTCTTAAGTGATTTAGATTTAGCTGAAATAAATCACGTTAAAAACTTGACTAATGTTGTAGCGAGTTGGGATGTCGATAGTCCGTATAAGTATATCCTTGCTGATTACAATGGGAAAGCTTTGTATGATGCAAATAAAATCAATATTGATTACTTGGTTCCATCAGCAAAGGTTAGTTATTTATGGGATAAGATTTTTGAGCAATACGGATTCACTTACGAAGGCGGTGTTTTTAATACTTTTAATTTTCAGAACTTATGGATGTCATTTCCTAAAGGTACAACCTCTACTATTGCAGATGATGAGATGTTTGATAGTTCTGATATTACATATCTTCCTGAGGGTGGAGATAATAAAAGTAGATACTTTAAATATAATACTTATACCATCGATGCGCCTCTTACTTTGTTTAACTATAAACATATTATATTCCCAGAATCAGGAACATATCGATTAGAAATAACAGGAGATATTTCTATACTAACTTTATCCACAAGAGAATTCAGTATTAACTTATCAAAAAATCAGCAATCAAATACTAATTCTGCAGATATATCTTCTTTTACTACCTTGGTAACTCATCCAACAAGTGGAAGTCATACGATAGGTATAAATCAATTAATCACAATTGATTCTGATGAAAGTTTATGTTTATTTATAAGAGCCACGGCATCAATATATTTTGCAAATAATAATTTGAATGTGAAAATTTCAAAAGTAGAAAGTTCTACAATTGACTTTGAAGGAGCGTTCTTGGATTTCAAAACAAAATCATTTATCAATGAAGTAATGTGGCGCTTTGGTTTGACACCATATACAGATAAATATAGCAAGCATATAAAATTCTTAACACTTCAAGAAGTGCTACAAACATCTGAGATAGTTAACTGGTCACAGAAAAATGGATATTTCCATAAACTATTATCTGAAAAATATATCTACGGTTCGTATGCTCAAAACAATATTATGAGCTATCAATATAATAATGATTTAAGTGACTACTATAATGGTTCTTTAAAAATCGAAAATGTTAACCTTGATGATTCTAAAACCATTATAGATTCTCAAATATATGCTCCAGAGAAAGTAAAAACTAATCCTTTCGGAAAAGAGACAAATATTTACAAACTATGGAATAAAGAAATTAAAGATGATGGAAATGTTACTTATAAAGCCCTGGATAAAAGATTTTATTTTATGCGATTCGATAATTACACGTTTAATGATCCTGTAACTATTGGTAGCGAAACTTTATCTGAAGAAACAATAATTACAGAAGCTCCTTTTGAAAGTTTTTTCAAACTTAATTTTAATGATATCATTCAGGATTACTACAATTCAATTTATCAGATATTAAATAAAAGCAAGGTTATTATTGCAGAGATATTTTTAAACGAAGCTGATGTAGTGAATATAGATTTCAAGAAACTTTACTACATCGAGGAGTTGTCAAACTATTTTATATTAAACAAAGTTCCAAACTTTACTGATAATGGATTAGTAAAATGTGAATTGATAAGAGTTAAATACTCTCCGTTTATTGAAGAAGATAGTGATAGTGGTTTTATTGTCACTATATCATATGTTGAAGGTCAAATAGTATTTAGCGGCTACGATGAGTCGTATCCTATTATTTTTCAATACAGCACAAACAATGGAGACTCATGGAGTAATGGGGCTTTATTTATTACATCAAACGAACCGATAATTTATCCAGTTATAATAGATACGCTTGTTAGATTTATAAATGTATCTGGAGATATAATTACTAACACTATTTTAATAACAGCATGATAGTAGAAATAAGAAAAGCAAAACCATTTATTCATTTTGGTTTTAATAGACAAACTCTTACATCTGAAGTGAGTCAAGATGTTGTGGTATGGCAAGATACATTATACAATAATAAAGAGTATGATTTAAATTTTATGATTGTAAATACAACGGATGCAGAAATTATGTATAAAGATTTTAATAAAATTATACTTCGATTTACAACAACAGGAAGTAAATCAATCATTATTCAAAACGGAATCGAAAAAATGCAAAGCAACAAATTAAATATAAACATCATTTAGTTATGGCAGAAAAAATAGTAATAGCTGAGTTGGAATTAAACACCAAATCACTACAAGATTCAAACACTAAAATCATTCAACAGATTGCTGTTTTAAGAGAAGCGCAAAAGAATTTAAAAACAGAGACGGGAAATTTAACCAATGCAACTGAAGAGCAAAGCAGAGCTTTCATAGAAAATGATGCTCAACTAAAAGCTTTGAATACTGAGTATGCAAATAATAAAAAGGTTTTAGCAGAAAATACAACAGGTATTAGAGATTTAGCAGAAATGCTATCCAAAGAAACTGCTACAGTTGGTGAGGCTGAAAAAGTAAATAAAAGGCTTTCTATAATTAGAAGTCAAATTACTACAGACACTCAAGCTGGTAGAGATGCAATTGAAGAAATCAATGAAAAGATTGATAAGAATACCGTCTTTATAAAAGAAAATTCAGATGCTCAAAAGCAACAGGTAATGAATGTAGGAAACTACAAAGAAGCTATTACTGAAGCATTTCAAGAACTGAATATCTTTAATGGTGGTATTGGTGGTTTTATTCAACGTTCTCAAGAAGCTGGAGGAGTTGGTCCGATGTTAAAGAATGCATTCATGGGAATTTCTACAGGTATCAATGCGGCCACTAAATCGGCTTGGGGATTTGTAGCCAATCCAATCGGAGCAATAATAGCAGCTTTAGCTATCACATTAGGAATATTGTATAGTGTATTCAAATCATTTACTCCAGTAGTTGACAAGGCGGAACAAGCTGTAGCGGCTATTGGTGCTGTATTAAATGTGGTTAAGAATACAGTTATTGCTTTAGTTACTGGTACCAAATCATTAACTGAAGCTTTCAGTGGTTTAGGTGATTCGATGAAAGATGCGGCTAATGATGCGGCTAACTTGAAAAAAGCACAGCAAGACCTTGAGGATGCGATGGAACAACAAGAAGTGCAAACTGCAAAAACAAGAGCGGAAATCAATCGATTAAACATTCAGGCAAAGGATAGAACCAAATCAGAAGAAGAGCGTTTGGCATTATTAAACAAAGCGGCAAAATTAGAAGAGCAAGATTTCCAACAAAGAAAAAAAATAAGTGATGAGAAACTTAGAATTGCATATGAGGAGATTCGCATTTCTGCTGATTTATCAGAGCAAGAATTCCAACAATTAAAAAAGTCCGGTCTTACTTATAAAGAAGTTACTGAACAAAAAGCAACTAATCAGGATGAGTTATACGAAAACCTTAAAGAGGCTTTGTTGAAATCAACAGAAGTTGAAAACGAATTCTATTCTAATCAGGAAAAGATTATCAATAAGCAAAATAAATTAATTGAAGACCAAGAAGCAGAAGCTGAAAAAAACAGAGAGAAAGCTATTCAAGCTCAAGAGAAAGCTATTCAATTGCAAAAAGAAAAACGCGATAAAGAAATCGCATACATGAATGATGAGCTTTCGTTATTTATTGCAAAGGAATCTTTAAAAAAGAAAACTCTAGAGGAATCATTATCGTATGAGGATGAGGTTAGTAAAAAAAGAATATCGATCCTGGACAAAGAATATGAATATGGAAAAATCTCTAAACAAAAATATGAAGAGCAAAAGATTCTTATTGATGTAGAAGCTAAACGCAAGCAGGCTGAAATAGCTGTCAAAGCTTTAGAGGATGAAGTGGCTTTATTCAAGTTACAAAATGAAAGTAAATTAGCTGAAGCCAAAACTTTAACTGAATACTTAGTTAATGAGGAAGCTGAACGTTTACAAAAAATATACGACCAAGATGTCGCTATCAACCAAAAACGTTTAGCTGATAAATTGATATCTGAACAAGAGTATCAAATCAAATCATTAGAATTAGAACAAAGCTTTGAAGAGCAAAAACTCGCATTAAAAAAACAATACGATGAACAACTAAGAGCTGAGTTAGCTTTACAAAGAGCGCTTGATTTTGAAACTCAAACTTTAGAGCAAGAATCTCGTAATGCTAGTGAATTTGAAAAAGAGTTATCTAGAATTGCTTTTGAGGAAAATGAAAAATTATTACTTCTTCAAGAAATAGAACTTCCAATCAAAGAAGCTAAATTAGCATCTGAGCTTGAAGCAAAAGAAGCTAATTTAATTACTGAAGAGGAATATAACAATAGAAAGTTAGCAATTGAATCTACATATCAACAAAAGGTAAACAATGTTGTTAACGCTGCTGCAATTGCAAGGAATAAAGTAAACCAAGCAGTTAACAATGCACAGCTTCAAGGAGCTGCGCAAGTAGCTGGAGGACTAGCACAACTGGCAGGTGAACAATCTGCATTAGGAAAAGCTTTTGGTATAGCACAAGCTACCATCAATACTTATCAAGGTGCAACAATGGCACTTGCTACATTACCTCCGCCTTATGGAGGAATAGCGGCAGCTGTAACAATTGCATCAGGTTTGGCAAGTGTAGCTAAAATCATGGGGGTTAAAGGTGCTGAAGGTGCTGCTTCTGGATTAGGTTCTGTAGCTTCTGGTGTAGGGCAAATTGGTAGCGCTTCTATTCCTAAAGCTGAGAAAGGGGCTTTGTTTAATATTGGAGGTAATAGACATAGTGCTGGAGGGACAAAATTCTATGGAGAAGACGGCACTACTTTTGAAGCTGAACGTGGAGAAATATTAGGAGTAATGAATAGAAATGCATCTAAAGCTTTTATGGATTTCAATAACTCATACCCATCAGTAGGAAGTACAAGAGCGAATGTATTTGCAAGTGGCGGTATTGCCTTCAGACAGAACATGGTTACACAACAAGTAGAGAGCGCTTTGGATGTTGATTTGTTAGCGAGTAAAATCGCAGAATCAAACCGCTCTTTACCAAGTCCTATCGTTGGAGTTACTGATATTATAGATACAGCAGATGATTATAATAATGTGGTACAAATGGCTAATTTAAAATAACATGAGAAAATTTTTAAGATTATTAGCAACAGCTCAAGTAATAGGATTTGGAATAGCTGTATTTTATTGGAACCTACTTAGTGTTTCAATTTTATCAATCACTTTTGTTTTATCAATTTATTTGTTAAATAAAACAAAGCATGAGTAAAGCAAAAGATATTTACAATGGATGGAAAGCCTACCTTATCAATGATGAGGTGGCTTTATCTATTGCAAAAGAAAGAGCAAAAATATGTGGTGATTGTGACAATCCAGTACACACAAATTTTGAAATAATACTTCCAGATTTTCAAATAAAAGAAATTCAAGGATTGAAGTGTTCAGTTTGCAATTGTCCGTTATCAACATCCACACGTTCAAAAGATTATAAGTGTCCGTTAGGTAAGTGGTAAATTTTACTATATTTGTAATATAATATATTACAAGTGTACGAATATCTTAAACTGTTGGAGAAAAGAAACCTACTTGATTTATTAGTCAAAAAGGGAATTGTGCCTATAACTTTAGCAGGACACAAACTAATATATGAAGTATACTTAAAAGAGATGAAAAGTAATTCAAAATCTCAAGCAATCACAAACACATCGATTGAAACAAAAACACCAGAGAGAACAATCTATAGAATTATAGCACAGATGGAATCAAAATAGTTTATCATCTTCAGTAAACTTTCTACGGGGTACTAACCTATTTACTTTCTTACTTGCTTTGGCTTCTTGAATATCTTCTACTTTCTCAACTGGAACACCATACACTTCTTTGTTTTTAGTCCACTCAAGATAATCATCGTAATGTTTATCATTAGCCATTTTATTCTTGTGGTAGTTGATGTACGGGTTATCATTATTACCACTATAGTATTTTCTTAACATGTACTTTGCTATTCTCTGAATAACAAAAGCAATTGCGATTATAGTTAGTAATATGATTATCAATACAGTCATATAGCAAAGATACACTTTTTGACAAAAACATGGCAACATTTAGGAAGGATTCAAAGGTAATTTTGAAACATGAACAAAGGATATATATACATTACTGGCTTTATTGGTAACATCGTTAATGATGATGGTTCCATTACTAAAGGCGTTGAATTAATAGATGTTATCCAACAAGTACAAGGACAGCCGTTTGCTGAGAGCTTTGATGTAATTATCAAATCACCGGGCGGTTTTGTAGATGTTGGTTTTGATATCTACGATTACATACGCTCTTTAAAAAAACCTATTAAAACAATAGGTATCGAAACAGTTGCGAGTATAGCTACTGTTATTTTCATGGCAGGAGATGAAAGAGTGTTATCTCCTAAAACTGAATTCATGATCCATTTACCTACTGGAAGTGTTCAAGGTACTGCAGAGGAAATAAAAAACTATTCAGATTTAGTTCTTGAATGTGAAAAGAGATTACTCGATTTCTACAAAAAAACCACAAACTTAACGGAGGAAGCTCTTAAACCTCTATTAAAAAGAGAAACGTTTTTATCTGCAGAAGAAGCATTCGATTTAAAGTTTGCTACCTCTTACGAGATAGAACACAATGTAGTTGCGTACTTAAATTCAAAATCAAATAAAATGAGTTATTTAACTAAGGAAGAAGCTGAAAAACGCTTCCAAAAATCCGAAAGTTTATTAGAAAAAATTCTAAATAAACTTTCGGTAAAAGGTAAAGGCAAAGGGGCTGACCCTAAGGCTTTAATGGTACAAGATGCTAATGGTGGAGAAATCAATTTCCCAGATTTATCAGAAGGTGATACTCCAAAAGTTGGAGATAAAGCGACCATCGATGGTAAAGATGCTGAAGGTGAAGTAGTAATGCCAACTGGTGAAACTTATGTTTTTACAACTGGTGAACTTACAGAAATCAAACCAGCTGAAGAAGATACCGAAGCTATGAAAGAAGAGTTGGAAAACTTGAGAACTGAAAAAGAAGAATTAACCAATGAATTGAATGAGGCTAAGTCTGATTTATCAGAAGCAGTTACTGCTCTTAAATCTTTACAAACTGATTTAAAAAATTTAAAGAAAAGCGTAGGCTCTACTTTTAATTACAAATCTGAAAAAGAGCGTAAAGAAAAAGAAGAAGTCGGAGATGGTAAAAGAAGATTGTTCAAGGAAGAAAAATAAAATTAAGAAATTATGAATTTAAATTTAGAAGATTTAACGTTAAACGCTGAAGAAGCGAACGAAGTTGGAAAAGCTATTTTCGTTGATGTGCTAGAGCAATCTGATTTAGCAGAGCATCACGATATAGTTACAGGTATTCAACACAAAACTCAAATTCCATTCATTGGAACTTTAGGTTTAGTTGGTAAAAAGATTTTAGGCTGTAAGCCTGATGCGAATGGAAATCAAATCCCATTCTCTGAAAAATTCTGGGACCCAGTTTTAATTGGAGATAGATTCGAACATTGTGCAACTGATTTAGATCCTTTGTTAAAGCTTTTCAAAAAAGCTCAAAAAATGAATCCAGACTATTTCAACAGAATTGATTCTGAAGAATTAGGAATCGTTAAGATGAGAGTTGAGCAAGCGCTTAAAGAAATGTTAATCCGTTTAGCTTGGTTCTCTGATACTACTGTGGAAAATGTAGTTGATGGTGGATATCTTACTAATGGTACAGATATTACTTTCTTCAACATGTTAGATGGTATTTGGAAACAAATCATGTCGACTGATATTCCTTCAGGTTCTCAGTACCATGTGTCTATTGCGGCAAATAATACAGCTTCTTATGCTTTACAGCAAACTTTAGCTGATGATTTCGCTTATGAGTTATTCCGCTCTATGTGGAGAAAAGCTGACAGCCGTTTAAAACAATTGGTTAGAAGTGGTTTAGAAATTCACATTCACGTTACTCCAGGTATCTATGAAAACTGGGTTGATTATCGCGAAGATAAATCTTTAGCTTTCACCTTAGATAAAGCTGAGAATGGTGGTTATGTGGATTTGTGGAGAAAATTAAAAGTGATTCCACGTTACGATTGGGAAGAAGTTATTACATCTTACCAAGATAACGGAACGAAATGGAATTTACCTAACAGAGCTTTGTTGACCACTCCGGGTAACATTCCAATTGGTACAGTATCAACAGAAGATTTCGATAAATTGTTATCTCAGTATGATGCTTATAACCAAGTGAACTTTATGGATTTCGCTTTAAAAATGGATGCGAAGTTTTTACAGGACTATTTAGCTGTAGCCGCTTACTAAGCGGTTACGGTTTTCTTTAATATTTAAAAAATAAACGTATGTCAAATTTATGCGCAAGAGTATCAGATGATGTAGTAGTAGACTGTGATAATATTCCAGTTGGAGGCATTGAACAAAGATTGACTTTAATCAATGTTGATGATTTGACTTCTGCAGGTATTACACTAGATGTTACTAATCCAACATCATTAATTACTGGTTTAGAATTATTGCCTAACAAAGTTGGTTATGAAATTCAAGGAATCAAGCAAATCATGAAGTTTACCAATGCGGCCGAAATTCCAGAAGATTCTTTCAATGGAATGAAACATCAGTTAATTGGTATCAAATTCTTTGATAACTCAGAAGAGTGTAGAACTCAGATAAACAAATATTTAGCAGGTGCTAAAGTATTTGCAGTTCTTGAGAGAAAATGGAAAGGTCCGGATAACAAGTACGCATTTTTGTTCTTTGGAATGAAATTCGGTTTAGAACTTGCGGAACTTGTAGATAACTCCGATGAGAATGATGGTGCTATAATGATTTCATTAGCTACTCCAGCAGGATTTAAAGAGCCTTATTTACCACATATCTATCGTGATACAGATTACGAAACTTCTAAAACTGCATTTAACAACAAATTTGCAGGACCTGTAGTTCCTTAATTATGGATATCGATTGGGGAAAATATCAAGCGGCTGAAGTTCTATCAGGAATGAATGAGAACGGAGGTCGTTTGATTTCTTTATTCGCTAGAGATTTTAAAAAAATTACAGGAAACGACATTTGTCATACTTGTAATTCATTTACTCAAAAATTCAATTCATTCATTCAAAAGTATTATATCATGATAAAAGATACTGAAAACACATGTGGTTTTAGATTAAAACCAATGTATCAAAATATTCCCGCTTCTTTTGGAAGCCCAATTTTTGTAAACAACAATAACATTACCGATGAGCTTGCTTTAGGTTTATTGAAAAATCACCCAAGAGGAAAGGATTTATTCGATGTGATCCCTGAAGGTTTAAAAGAGGAAGATTCGTCTACAATTTTAGTTCTTGAGAAAGAAGTAAGCTTGAATAAAGTAGTTGAATCATTAAAGTGTTTAGGTGTAAAAACTAAAGCTACTACTACAGAAGGAATTGCGACAGCTATTTCTAAACTAAAAGAAGAACAAAAAGGTGAATTGTACTTGAGTTTATTTCCAGAAACAACTGAAGTAATTGAAGAAGAAGAGGAAGAAGAGGAAGAAGACCAAGAATAATTAATCATAAGAAACAATGAGTTCAAAATTAATACATACAGGTATAGTAGAGTTAGATAAACGTGTAGTAGATTTCGACAAAACAATCGGAATCTATAAAAACGGATTTGACAACCTATACTCTGAAAGAGTAATGAGAGTTATAAACAACTCCGCTACTGCCAAACCATCTGCTAAACTTTTCAGAAAGTACATAGTAGGCAAAGGTTTAGGCGATACTTTGAACTCATTTGTTTTTAATAAAGACAAACAATTGTCTTTGTGGAATGCTATTTTAAATATTGGCGATTCATATTCTTATCATGCAGGATGTTTCGTTCATGTAAATTACAATTTAGAAGGAAAAATTATTAGTGGTGATGTGCTACCATTTGAAGATTGCCGAATCGGTAAAGCTGATGATAAAAAGTACAGTGGTAAAATAATAGTTTACGACAATTGGGATGGTTCGAAAGGGACTATTGATAAAAAGAAATTTCATGTGATTGATGTTTTCAATCCAAATAAAAAAGTAGTGCTATCTCAAATTGAGAAAGCCGGAGATATAGAAAATTACAAAGGACAAATATTTTACTACAATCCTTATAACTTAATTTACCCTTTATCTCCAATTGATAACGTAATCAATGACGCTGATTCGGAGTATATGAGCTCAGTGTTTAAAAATAGATCGCTACGAAAAGGATTCTTTGGTAAAAAAATACTTATCACTCCTCCAATGGTTGATGATAATTTGAGAGTTGATGATACAGCTTTACCGACTGAAGCTTTAGTAGAAAAAAGAAATCAAATTTCAGAAAGAGATGCTTTCAATAAAAACTTAAAAAAGTTTATCGGAGCTGATGAGATTGATGGTTTATTCCATATGGAATTAGATTTAGACGGTGATGATATTGAAAAAGAATTAAAATTTATAGATGTTGAAACTAATATCAACGATAAGCTTTTTGAATATACGGAGAAATCAACAGCGAACAATATTCGCAAAGCCTATAATAACATTCCTTCAATTTTAATTGAGAATAGTGATAACTCGGTGTTTGGTCAAAGTGGTGAAATGCTAAAACAAGCAAAAGTATTTTATCAAGAACAAACAGAAGAGGAACGAAATATAATTGCAAAAGAAATTTTGACGCCAATTTTAAATCATTTTGAAGGTTTTACAATGCCTCAAGATGGAATCAATATTTTACCGTTAATTGATACAGCAACTTCCAATAAAACAGAAGAAGCTCAAGCAACTTTAAGAGGTTCAGTTGGTGGTGTTACTGCATTGATTTCTTTACAACAGTCAGTAGCTGCAGGTACGACAGATTTAGAAGCTGCAGTTCAGATGGTAATACAGATTTACGGAGTTGATGAAGTTAATGCAAGAAAATTAGTCGGAACCCCAAAATTAAAAGAAGATGTCATTACTAATTAACAAAACAGAGATAGCTCAATATAGACAAATAAGCAATTCAGTAAAAGAAGTGGTGATAAATCAGTTTATTGAAGATGCAGAGCTGTTAGACTTGAAGCCTTTGCTTGGAGAATTCCTTTATTCTGATATAAAAAAAAATCCTCAAGACTATGCTGACTTATTAAACAAGAAAAACTACGAGTACAACGGATTTGAAGTTCAAAGTCCAGGAATAAAAAGAGTATTGATTGACTTTGCTTATGCAAGATATACAATGCATGGTAGTCAAACTGATACTCCTTTCGGTTTAGTTCAAAAAACATCACAAGATTCTACTCCAGTAGGCAGAAGCGACAAAAAAGAAACCTATAAGCTACACCAACAAACTGCTATGCAGTATTGGGGTGAAGTTCAAAAATATTTAAACCGAAATTCAGATTTATATGAGTTGTGGGGTAAAGCAAATTGCACAAACAAAAGAAGTTTTAGATTTAATCATATAGGAAAATGAGTTCACAAGTATATAATTTTCGTTCGATGTTCAGAGGTGATACGTTTACTGGGTTGAAAATTAAATTAACTCAAGATGATGACACTCCTATTCCATTAACAGATGTAAAGGCTATTGATTGTCATTTTAGAAAGTCATTCTTAAGTCCTTGCCCGGCTTTTACATTCTCAACAAGTGACGATACTATCGTTATTCCAGATGTAAACGGAAACGAATTTAGTTTAACGGAAAGATTAATGGATTATGAAGCTTCAAAATATGTGTATGACTTACAGTTTACGTACAACGATGATACTGTGTTCACTTTATTTCAAGGCGAATTCATTCTTAAACCAGATGTGACCAGATGAAAATAATAATTGAAGAAATAGTAAGTAATAATAATGTGAATGTTGAAGATAATTCAATCATTCACATTGTGCATATAGAAGAATTTGAATCTGTAAGTAACCATAGCCAATTAAATTTAGATGATGGAACTAATCCACACGGAACTACAAAGCAAGATGTTGGTTTGGGTAGTGTTCCAAATTTGGATACTACTGAAGCGATAAATCAAGCACACACACATTCTAATAAATCGGTTTTAGATGCTACTGAAGAATCATTCACTACAACTTTAAAGAATGCCTATAATAGCGCGGTGAATTGGATTTCAACAAATGGAACTAATTTATTAAATCATTTAACGAATACTTCGAATCCACACAATGTTACAAAATCTCAGGTAGGTTTAGGTAATGTGGATGATACTTCTGATGCTGATAAACCAATTTCGACAGCGACTCAAAATGCATTAGATTTAAAAGCCGATTTAGTTGGTGGAAAAGTACCCGCATCGCAACTGCCATCTTATGTGGATGATGTTTTGGAGTTTGCTAATTTGGCTACATTTCCTGTAACTGGAGAAAGCGGCAAAATATATGTAGACTTATCGACTAATTTACAATATCGCTGGAGTGGTACACTTTATATTTCATTTTCTTCCAAAGAAAAAGTTATTTTTTATAATCGTAGTACTTGGACATTTCCAAATGTAGCATCCGCGCCGTTTCCTTTGATTTCTTCAAGTAATTTCGAGGGTACTACCGCTAACTTAAATTCTAGCACTAGCGACGCCCTTACGGCTATAAATAGTACTTCTGCGTCTATGCCTATAGGCGTGGCTCCTTTCAATATGAAATTAAAGCGAGTGATTTTAGAAGGGCGACAAACTTTTAATAGTTGGCAAGGATATGATATTAGATGTGTTATTGGCAGTAACCGAACAATTCAAACAAACTCTTCATTTTATTCGAATTTAGATAGTCAAGTAATTGAAGATTTCAGTCATTCATTAGCAGTTCCAGTTGCCAACGTTACAAACTTATTTGTAAACTATCCTTCATCTTCTAGTGTAGTAGTGCCACAGAATCATGGAGTAGTTTTATTTCTTGGTTATAATCGACCAAATATTGCTGTATCCCCACAAATTAGCACTTATATAGAATTTGAAAGAGAATAATTATGATAGTAGAATTTGTAAATGAGCAAGGTTTTAGTTTGGCAGTTTGCGAAACGCCTTCAATAATAGAAAGATATAGAAATACTTCAGGAATGTTTGAAGTTCCTTTGTGTGCGGATTTTTTTTACAAAAGAAGGTGGATTTTTGAAAAAGAATTATGGCATGAAGGTGCTACTCCAGAAGAAATAGAGCAGACTAACAAGCCAATAGTTCCCTCAACTATATCAGCAATGCGATTAAAGCTTCAACTATTTGATATGGGAATTACCGACCAAGACATATTTGATGATATTGATTCAATTCCTGAAATAATGTTCTCAGTTTCAGAGAAAGAAAAAGCTAAAATTAAGTACAAAACCGCTACGAGTTTTGAAAGAACTAATGGGGAATTGAACTTTGTTGCTACAATGGAAGGCTTAACTCAAGAGCAAATAGACGAAATTTTTATTAATGGTAATTTATAACACCCCTATAAACATGGAAAAAAGAATAATCAAACTCGAACTAATTTTAGCAACACTTTTGCTATTCATTCCTTTGATATTAATTATCGCTACTGGAGAAGTTAGGAGCTCTATCTCTAACTATGCTTACTCCAATTTAAGCTACTTATTTGTAATGTTACTATCTATAGCTGGAATGATGTTTATCTTCAATGGTACAGCTTATAATTCACGTTGGTACAATATTATTTTAGGATGTTCATTGATTGGAGTATCCTTAACACCTCACCTTGATTACACTATAATTCATTACCTTTTTGCATCACTTTTCTTTTTAGGTTCTGTAGCTGTTATGATAGGTTTCTCAAGCGCAAAACAACGCCCACTAAAAGCATATTTAGGTGTAATGGTTATACTTGGATTAGTAGGACATTTTGCTTTCAACTGGTATAGTTTATTGTGGGCTGAATGGATTGGTATACTTCCTATTTGCATTCATTATATCGGAGAATCAACAGGGAAATTAGATTAAAAACAGATGCACAAAATGACAAAATATGTAAATGAAATAAAGTTGTTTCTGAGCGGAATAGCTTTGACTTATAGGATAGATTTAGATATCGCTTACGCTTTAACTGTTCTTTTATTTTTTGATTTCATAATCGGAATGATTAAGTATTCAATGGTTGATGAATTAACTTTTTCAATAGAGGAAGCGAAAAAAGGATTTCTAAAGAAAGGACTTGTGTTACTTGTTGTATTTACTTCTGCGATAGCAGCAAAAGGGTTGAACTTGGATTTTTCACTTTATGTAAATAGTTTCATGAAACTATTTATTGTGAACGAGTTCTTTTCGATAGTTAATAATTACAGAAGTATCAAATCAAATAAAGATATTAAAACAGATGATTTCATCGGAATAGCTATTGAAAGCGCTGGTAACAAAATGAAATCTGTAATAGATAAATTTTTTAACTAATATGAGTAGAGCAAAACAAAATCCCGATTTCGTGTGGCATTGTACTGCTGGATTCGGCAATATAGAATCAATCGAAAATTTTTGGCACAATACTTTAGGATGGAATGGAAAAGGTTATTTCGCAATTATTGAACTTGATGGGACAACATGGTGGTTGCATAGAAATTCAAAAGGAAAAACAACTGGTTATTCAAAAGAGTTTGATGTTAAATGCTTTGAGTTTATCACTAATGGAGTAAAAGGATTCAATGAACAAATAGTAAGCGCTGCTACTATTGGTGGAGTTGAGAATGTAGGAACTGTTAAACATCCTATTTGGAGAGCAAAGGACACGAGAACACCTGAACAAAAAGCAAGTCAATTAATTGTGCTTGATAAATACTTTCAATGGCTGAAAGCGAATGGTGGAGATGTTTCTAAAATTTCAATTGATGGTCATTATCATTATTCTGTTGATAAAAACAGAAATGGAATAATTGATACATGGGAAAGAAATAAAGAGTGTCCGAGTTACGATGCGAAAAAAGAGTTCCGTTGGCTTTTAATAAGAAACGGAAATCCAGCAAATCAATTACCAATTAAAAAATAAATATTATGATAAATCCAAACATTGTAATAAACAACATCAAGCAAATAGCTGTTATTATTTTAATAATTGCTTTGGTTTGGTTCTACAAAGATTACCAATTTCAAAAAGCCGAAAACATCAGGCAGACCGAAAATGCTTCTCAATTAAGAAAAATGGATAGTCTAAGATTTACTAGTCAAATTTTGACAAGTCAAGAAATTCAAGATTACTTGAAATACTCAAATCCTGATTTAGAAAAAAAACTACTTGCCGATAATATCAAGCTTGGAAGAATTGAAAGCATAGTTTCTCAGACACTAAAGTATCGCGATACTTCAAAAGTGGTTTTGGATGTTTCTCCAATATTGGAAGCTATAAAAAATAAGGTTCCTAATAAAACACCGTTTATTGATACTACCAAATGCCAAACCAATAAAGGTTATGTAGAATATGTGAATGATAGTTTGAAAGTTATTTTTACTGAAAAGACATTCAATAATAAAACTGATGCGGTTGCATACTGGGAACGTAGGCAATGGAAGTTTTTAGGAATAAAAACAAGATTTCTAGGCAAGAAACAATTTACTGCAGTAAACTATTCAGATTGTGGAGAAAGTAAAACAATGAAAATTGAAAAGAAAAAATAAAATTAAGGTGCCCTTTGTAGAGCACCTTTTTTATTTTCCTTTATCCCTGATGTAACCAATAAATATTACCGACAAAGCCCATAGTAATATTAAACATATCCAATCATACCATTCCATATTATAATTCGTTTGCTAGTTTTCGTAATCTTTCATCTTGTCTATCGCGCTCTCCAATAGCATATACTTTCTCTACCATTTCAGTGGTTGTATGATTAGCCATACGAGCTGCATCATTCAAAGATAATAGTTTTGTGGTTTCATCCAAATTCAAATGCTTCAAAGAATAGAAATCTGCAGTAATTCCTAACTTAACTTTTACATTTCTTTTCCAGCGCAAGCGAATTGCATTATAGGTTAATTGTTTTGATCCTGGAACTAATCCTTTTGAGAAAACAAAATCATCAGGATTACCAATTAATAAAACTTTACTCCAATAAGGCAAAGCAATATCTTTTATGACTCCAGATTTCCAAATATACCGACCACCTTTTTTCATTAGGTATTTAAACTTTTGGTTTTTTAAATCTACATCACTTACTTTAATTGAAAGTAATTCCGTTATGCGAATTCCTGAATGAAAGAATATTTGAGCAAAGTAATAAAACTCAGGACAATTTATTTTTAGATGGCCGACTACTTTCCTACGTTCATCTATTGTAAGAACTTCTCTTAATTCAGTTATAACTTTTTTCTTTTTTATATCTCGCAGTATGTTTGTGTCTACACACTCCCACTCTACCAGTTCTGAAAAAACAATACTAAGATTAGCAATGTACTTATTGTATTTATGGGCCGAAAATTCACCATCTTCTTTCTCCAGATACTGAATGATTAATTTGATATCTCTACGAGTAACTTCACTAATTTTCTTTTCATCAAATCTTAAAGCTATGATAGCTCTTTTGATGTGCATTAATATGTATTTCAAATCAGACATAGTTCTTTCAGACTTATTCAATTTCCCATATGCTAAATCTAAAGCAATTGGAAAAGGAGTTCCTGGAAGCAATTCGGTAAATTCAATAGGTTCTTTCATTTCCTCTACAACTTCAATCATATAACTTTTGGTTATTGGATTATAACCTTTGTCCAGGAATAACATCGGAATTTCTTCGAGATATAATTGTACAGCTGCTTTTCTATCTTCTAAAGTTTTAAGACTATTCAATTTTTTTCTGTATGGAAATCCTTTCGGATATTTGTCTTTAAACACAGGATCGTAGAAATAACATTGAACGTACCAATTCGATTGCATGGCTTTCTTGCCTGTAATCGTTTTCCAATTAGTTGGAGACACCCACAAGTCAGTGAATGAACATCCGGAATAAAGTTTTTGCAT